AGGTACTCGTGGATGGATTCGAACCATCTCAAAGGCACTAATCTGGTGCAAATCGCTTATAAGGCGACTCTGACTACCAAGTCTCACGAGCAAGAAAAAAGATGAACTTACTGAGCTTCGTTATTATCCTCAGTGTATATTCGCAAAAGTTCATCATCGGCAGGCATCATAATTGCTGCTCTACCTTCTTCGTTTATAATGCCTATTCGTTCTCCATTTTCCACTCTTTCAAACAATTCATCAAAATTTTCTTCCCATTCTTTCACAGTGAAAATTTCCATAGTTGGTTTATTTATGATGATACGGCAAGGTCGGCATACTCAATCTGATCATCCTCAAGATTAGAAGTCACATAGTCCAGTACACGCATAAACTCATCAACCGTGTCACATTGTACCATTCGTTCATCACCCTCATCTCCCAAAAGTAGAAAGGAACGAGAGCAGATGTCAATCACAATACCTTGGACGCATTCAGTGTTGTTCATGGTGTGTCGTTGATTACCTTAGTATTATAGGGCATCAGAGCAGGGTTGTCAACTGTGCCAGTCAGAGAACTGGTCAGAGATCAAATCTACCTCTGACTTCCTCAAAATTAGCAGTTATTTCTTCTTGTGTCAACTCTTTATTGTAAACACGGAAAAGAGCAACTTCCATTGGTAAATTATATTCACTGGTGGGATCATCTCTTCTCCATCCACCTATCCTTCCTATTCCTGTAGATATTCCAGCTTGACCAAAAATCATATTTGCTGAGCTATATGTACCACCACTTCTCACTTCTTCTATTGATTCACTGACTCCATTAATATAAATTTTATTATTTAAAAGTTGATCTTTTACCGATACTCCACTGGTGCTATTATACTTATGCATTACAAATGTATAGTGTGTCCATTGTGAGGGAAAGACATCCTCTACTCTTTCTTCTACTAATCGATCATTATATAATCCGAGATCATTTACTCTCTGTGCCGTTAATCCGACCAATACACTTTGACCTATATTAAAACCTAGTGCAGGAAATTCTGGATTATCAGTTTCCGATTTGACCCACACATCATAAGTGTTCCAACCAAACATCATTCCACCATCAACTTGGTTAAAAGATGTTAAAGTTGAACCTATAGTTATTTGAGCCAACATTTCTACGGTTACTGTATCAGGATCACCAAATAAACTATCAGTAATATCAAAATCTACATATTCTCCTCCAGGATTATAGTCCCCGGATCCTCCACCAAATCTGAAATAATTTTTTTGAGAATCTAAAGGATCTTCTACAAATTTTGATGTAGATACTCCCAATAATCCATTAATCGTTCCGTTATCATCATAATCATCATTAGAAACATCATACCAAATAGTTCCACTTCCAAAGTATGAGGAATTATCAGAGGCATCAAAATGCAATACAAGTCCTGCTTCTTGAACGCCATCATCGTCAGAATCATCCAACTGCTTAATGGCGGCAATTAAAGATTTATTTTTAGTTTTTCTTACATTAACCTCATTCTTTGTATTTTGATAACCCCAGTGAGAGAGTTCTTTTTCTACTTTATTTTTCTTAAGTACATTTAGATTTTTACGATAAGAATCTCGTTCTCTTCTTAAATCAATAATCTCCGAATAAAGAGTATTGATACTATTTGCAATTCCTACGCATCTGGTTGCAGAATCGCCTGGGGTGGCAATTCCAACGACATCGGGATCAGATACTCCGTATTGATTGTAATTATCTTGTCCCGAAGTAGCACTTTGAAATCCGACACCTTGATATGCCCAAGTACCAGAACTTCCATCTGCAAAAGTAGTAGAATGATCAGTCAGACTTGTACTAATATCAAATCTTCCTTTTCCTATTTCCGGTCCACCACCATCAATTGTTGAGTAAAAAATTGTAAATCCAGCAGTTGTAGATCCAAAACCAACCGGGACAAGTTCTCCTGAAGAATCTTTTGTAAATGCGATTGGATTATTCTGAAAATTTTCATAACCAAATCCAGAATATGAAGAATTAAGTGTTACTGTTGTATCTGGATCAAAAGGATTTTCTGCTCCCGGATTAAATCCAGGACCAGCCATTTTAGTGTAAATTTTAGTTTTTTCTATATCTTGATTAATATTAGCAAATCTTGCTCCATTATATCTAAACGATGCAGTACTATTAGTTCTTCCAAGTCCAGGAAAACAATTTCGACCAATTGCTTCCTCAGATAAATCAACTATAATTTGTTTTTTGGCATTAATTAATCCATTTAATCGAATAATTTCATTATCAAATGCTCTTGCTATTTCTTGAAGATCTTCTGCCTCTTGTTTAAATTTTTGTTCTTGTTCTTCTACTATACTTTCATCATAAAACTTTTGTTTGACTACTACATCCTCAGAAGAATATAATCCTTCTGAATTTTGTGTAATTCTTTTTTCAGTTCTCTCGGAAAATTGAGTATTTTTTGGTATGAACTCAGATTCCATTCCAGGAGAAACTCCTGGCACTGCTTGTCTATCGTAAGCACCTTCTAACTGAGTTTGTTCTTCTTCTAAAAAATTAATTGCTCTTTTTACAAGTTTATCATCAATATTAATTGCCATTATGATGCCTCCAGTGCTGCTACTTTTTCTTTCAATTCAGTAATTTCTTTTTGTTGTTCTTGAACTGCACCGATCAATACAGTTACAAGTCTTCCATAGTCAATACCTTTATATTCTTTATCATACAAAGGTTCTGTTTTGACTACCTCAGGTATATATTTCTGAACTTCCTGGGCAATTAATCCAATCTGTCGTCCTTCTGGATAATTTTTTCTTAAGGAACTTGGAGTATTTTCTTTCCATTCATAATAAACTGGATTTAATTTCATTACTTGCGATAATGATGCAGAATCTTCAATTCTTTTGATATTTTTCTTTAATCTAATATCAGAGTGGAAATGAAGAAGATCTAATGGTCTTCCACCATATCTCCAGAATCCAAACAATCCTCCAAATGAGGAAACATTTGAACTTTTTGGAGTTGTTTCTTTAGCTGCAGGAGTGATATGTGAGATGCAACCTGTAATTGTCTGAGACACTGCATTATATTTTGCCTCAAGTGCTCCTAAAGATATACTGGTTCCTACTTTTACATCAGCACCAGTAATATTACGAATTCCTGTCACTTGAATTAATCCAGTGACATTAACTGAAAATGGTGCAGTTGCCGAAGGACCAACAACTAATGATCCTGTATAAGGTGTTAATAATGCACCTTGTCCAAAATGCCCTTTGTGTGCCGCAAGTGTTCCTGGTTCCCAAATGAATTTAGGACAATTAAGAGCACTTCCTAAAATTGGATTGGCAACATCTAAAGAACCACATACTAGTTTTTGCTGCATTTTTTACTCCTATTTACAACCTAAAGCAATACCATTTATTAAATCTTTAAGACCACCTGGAAGAGTGGGAATAGATCCGAATGGACTAGTAGATTTTACATCAGCACACAATTGATAAAGAAATCCATTGGCATGTAGTGCAATCCAATCAGTACTCGAAATACACATTTTTGCACCATTTAAAGTCATCATCTCTCCAGCAGACATGGTAATTGCTTCATTTGCAAAAACCATGAAAGATCCATTATTATCCTCACCAGTTGCCTCTATATAGACGTTTTTTGCCTTTAATCTGATATCTCCCCCCACACATGTAATTGCCAAATCTCCATTTTCAAGTCTTATGAGCTTAGTTACATTTCCTTCTTCTTTTATTTTTCTATCATCAATAGGTTTATTTCCTAAAACATGCTCATAATGACTTCCGGGAATAATATTTCCCTTATTACCATCATTGGTAATAATTTCATCATATCCACACGATGTATTTAAATTATATTCAGTTTTTGTATCCTTCTCTCCACCAGGACCAAAAAACATTTTTCCATATGGATTATTGGAGAGAACATATTCAGGTTTTTTGGTTGCCATTTATCTTACACAATCAATAACTCTGATGATATTTATTTGCCCATTCGAAGTTGTAAATTTCAATTCATCATCTCCGGCAATTCTGGATCGTGTTATAACCTCTCGACGGGTCTTTGGATTCAATACTCTTCTCGTAAATGAATCAATAGAAATAGTCGGAACAGCATTTGGATCAATACTACGTCTAGGAACATTTGGATCTAAATTACCACCACCAGGTCCAGTTCCGGTTTCATCATCTCCAGTTCCGGTTTCATCATCTCCAGTTCCGGTTTCATCATCTCCAGTATCATCTTCAGGGACTAGAACTGGGGTTAGTTTTGGAACTATGACAGCACCATCACCCGTTTCACTTTCAATCTCAACATCTGGAATTTCTGTTATTCCACATACAGAATTTAAAAGTTGTATTTCTACAATTTGTCCATTTTCTGTCATCCTTACTGCAGCTTCAAGATTTTCTATTTCTGGAGTTATTTTAATTGTATCATTGATAGTATAACCAATTCCAGTAGATGCAATGGTAAATCCAGTTAAACACACAACGTAATCATTTACAGGATCTTGTTGGTCTCCCCGATTTATTGGATCATCAAACTCATCAGATCCATCAGGTTCACTTAAATAACCACTACCATTGTTTGTCATCACAATTTCAGTAAGTCTGCCATTATCATCAATTCTTGCATATGCGGATGCACCACTTCCATTTCCACAAGTATCTGTGATAGTTACAAATGGTGGACTTTTATACAAGGTCGGAAGCCCAAAGTCTACTAAATCTACTCCCACAATCTGACCAAGTTTATTAACAACAGCTCTTCCGGCAGCGTTCGCACCTCCACCACCAAAAATATCGACTTTTGGTGGTCCACATTGAAATGGTTGTGTATCACATTCCGTCAAACTACTTGGAATGTTTGCATTATCTAAATTAGGATCGAAAACACTACCAGGACCAAATACACCAGCATCAGAATCTTCTCCAGTTAAAAAACCGGTAATTTTATCTCCTGATGGAATGGATGTTGCAGCTTCAATCGCAGGAATCGCATCTGCCGGATCACCAATCCAACTTTTAACTGAAGGGCATTTTGGTTTTGCACAAAGATATGATTCGAACGCTAAAATTTGATCGATAATAGAAAAAACATTGGGTAAAGTTACAGCAAAAAACTCACTACCAAATATATTATTAACATCATCTAAAAGTGGACCAAGTGCTTGTTCTATGTCTGCACCTAGTTTATTCATTATTCCACTTACCCATTGGTCAGCAGCACAAAAAGGAACATTAACAGCTTTAGCTGCAAGTTCGAATAAAAACTCTCCAACAGTATCAAGTAAATTTTCTCCAATATTTTTAAAGGCACAAAAAATATTATCAACAAGAGCTTGAATACCAATATCTTTCAATGTTTTTGCAACAGTTGGCAAAAGATTTTCAATTATAGGTTCTATTTGCTTTCTGATTTCTAAGATAATCCAATTTCTAATTCTTTGAATATAAGTCTTTAAAACTTTAGCAATTATACTTGAAGTATTTCTTATTAGATTAGAAATATTTGCTATTCTGTTTTGAGCTAAACTAACTGCAAACTGACCATAAGTTTTTATTGCCTTTAGAGTTTCCATAAAACTCAAAAGTGCATTGTTAATTTCCGCAAGAGTTCCTTTTCCACATGGGTCTGCCAAAGGAACTGGTGCCCTGTAAATTTCTTTTTTTATGGCAGCGGCCGTTGTACTTGTAAATTGTTGACATTCTGGTGTATTGTCAAAAGTTGCCTTACCTGATTGTTGCGTAATACATTTTATTATTTTTCTACGTTCTAATTCTGCAGAAATTTCTTTTTTTTCAGCAAATAATTTGTTTATTTCCGCTTGGCCCTCTGGTGATTCTCCAGCATCTATTAGTTCGTCTATACGGTTGTCTATTTCTATTCGACGATTTTCTAAATCTGTATCGGAATATTGAGGATTGCCATTTATTTCATTAGAAAATCGATTGGCTAATACCTCATTTGGATCACCAAAATCATCAACTGTAAATGGATTTTCTTTTGATCCTGATGTTGCTTGTGTTTCTTGTGTTTCTTGTGTTGCTGTTGATGCTGGTTCTTTATAATCTTCTGGTACTTCTGTTAATTTACCTTGTCTGTATAGGTCCTCTAATTGTATTTGAGAAGGGTCACCATTACCTAAGCTATAATGATCTTCACCAAAGTCATTATAAAGAATTTGGTCGTTTTTAGTTTTTGTTGATCTACGCCAAAGTCCCTCACCATTATTACCGATATCAATCCTGACATATACTCTTTTATTTCCTCCTTCTGTTATTATAAAATACCTTTTCATCTATAATTACCTCTTATTGCTGATATTTATGGTAAACTTCATCAAACTTCTCTTCCAGTTTCATCAAACTCTCTACCATCGGGGGGTGTTTTAGTTGCTTGTGTAAATGCTTCCTTCGGTGGTTTTTCTTGTCCTGTTGGTTTAGCACCAATAATTTGATGAGGACCGGGAGATAATCCACTATTATATCTGTTTACATTTTTAAAATAAGTTGTGCCATTTATACTGTTTTTAATTCCCGGTTCGGTTATGTTTTTATCGAAAACTCCAGTCACACATAATTGACCGTCAATATATTCTACAACAACCCATTCTCCTCCCCATAAAGAGGAAGATTGTTGGTTTAAATTTCCAGATGATGTCGGTTTAAGAACTGTTGCCCATGGCAGGGCATCATCCTTAACTTCAGGACCGGCAGGATGTATTCCGGCTATCCTTACCTTAACTCTATCACCCCAAGCATCTTTCCATTCAGCATTTTTTAAATGTTGATTCTGACCAGGAGGAATCTGAGCTATTTTTTTACCATGAAAATGAAATTTAGAACGCAACATTACTTTTTACCTTTATATAGTTTATTATCCATAAGAATCACGAACTAACATCATCGATGTGCATGATGATGTTGAATCAAAATGATGACATAAACTTAATATCAAATATCTTCCACTCTGGGTTTCATCTGTGCTTCCAACACTTTTATTTTCCTGAGATATAACTTCAAAATTACAATTAATTACATTACCTGCTCTTAGATTTAAATTACAAGGAACCTGAATCTGAATAATTTGATCGAATAAAGAATTATATCTCGTAGATGATTGTGCTAACCAATTTTTTGGATCATTGTTTAAAATATTCTCGACTCCAGAATTAAAAGTTCCAAACTCTGGAATTGTAAAATAAGTTATAGATGATGGAGTTGTTGGCACTTCATATATTTTACCCAATGTTGCTGGTAAATTTATTGTGTTTTTATTCTCTTTATATTCATGTTTTATTGGGTCAAAAGTAAACATTTCATTAGAAAAAACTCCTGCTCTCTGACCGGTCATATTGTCACCCCTTTTCAGGACAGACATAAAATTTATTTTAAAATCGTTAGTATTATCCTTCACGCTTGATCTTAATCTTTCATTTTTAAAATAGGATGCCACTGGTGCCTGTGATACTAGTTCATCAATTGCTCTAAAATTAAATCCATCCTGTGTTTCATAAAAAAAGTATCCAGGATTTCCTTTTGTGGGTATGGTTTGTGGTGCAAGTTCTCCACATATGACTTCATATACGGATTTATTCCAACCATAAAAACTTAAAGAATTTTGAGATGGCGTAATAAAAATATTATTATCCGGAACTCCTACATAATCCTTTAATAATTTACGGACAGAATTGCCAATATTTCCATTGTAGTTTCTAGTTACAGAAAGTTGTGTCTGTTTACAGTATTGTGAAAATAAACTCAATCCAACTCCTTCACGATGCGATCCCTGATCTGGAACGGTAACCTTATCAAATATTAATGGTTTTCTGGAAAAATCCAGTTCCGTTCTTTTATTTGTAAATGGATCGATAGATGGATTTGTAATCCTAAATTTAACTCTTATATCACCAGTAAGTGGAAGGGCAGAACTTAAAGTTCCATATTTTTCTTGACGACTATATTGTCTGTCATATGGAACTGATCCACCAATGTCTGCTATTGTAAGATATCCACTTACATTTGGAGATAAAAGACTTTCGTAATAGTCAAAATTTACTACTCTGGCACCATATGGATCAGTTCCACTAATGTCTATTGCTTTACCATTTTTTTCTAATTCAAAAAGTTCATATGCCGATGCGTTTGCCGCGCTTGCCATTTACTTTATCCCCTCCATATTGATGGTGTTTTTCCTCTTCCACCAGAATTGGATGATGGTACACTTACAGGCATTGGAACTGGAAATGGAATATAACTTTGAACTGGTTGTACTGCATATATGAAAACAGATTGATTTTCACTACTCTTATTTAACGATCTTAATCCACCATTACCACCTCCTCCTCCACCAGGACGACGAGGATTTCTTGGTCTTGCATCTTTCAATACATATGCAAAATCTACTAGTTCCGCATTAGAAGCGCGAAATCCTATACCATTTATGTGAAGAGATATATGAGGATAAACCCCATTTGTGTTACTTACAGACCTTCCAGAAGCACCCTGATATCCCAATAATGTTCCTTTTGGAATTATATCACCATCTTTAGTTCCTCTGTAAGGCATGTCTCTAAAATGCCCCATTAGAACTTCATATTCCTTGCCACCTTCTTTATAACGATATGCCCCATAAAATCCAAATCCTCTTCCATTAGGACCCAGTGCAGTTGCAGTTCCTTGTAGACCGACAGCTGGTTTTCCATCAGTCCCCGTAGTTCTATAAATTAGATCTCTAGGAGCATAAATGGGTGTACCAATTCCACCAGGAAGATTCATATTAAGTCCAGTTTGCTGTCTATCATTATCTCCAGGTGGTCCAATCCATGCACCGGATGCAAAAGCACCAGTTCTTCCCGAATTATAAGGTCCGCCAGTACCGCCAGAAGAATCGGTGGAGTTTAACTGAGTCCAATTAGTCAGCATTTTTGTAAATGCTTCTACGTTCTCAGACTCCTTGTTTACAGTATCATTAATACCATCCACTGATTGTGAAAAACTAGAAAATCCAGTATCGGCATCTCTTTGTGCCTTTTTTCCAACTCCGGTTCTTCTAAATGTAAATGCTGGTTGTGTCCCTCCAGATTCACCTCTCTGAGTATTCCTTCCCTGTACTGTTCCACCAGAACTTTTGTTCTGAACAGGTCCCCATCCTGTCGAATTTTTTCGAGGGTCTGGAATTCTTTGTCCCCAGCTTTTAGGTAAAGGACCTATAGGATTTCCATCTTTATCTGTCTCGACAAAGAATTGTCCTCCAGTCGGACTCGTATATGTTCTCCCATATCTTTGAGTACGTGCTGGAGATGATGACGAAGATGGTGACGAATTCTGCTGTTGATTGCCGTTTAACAACGAATCAAAAATTGACATACCCTTAGAAACCCAATTTACAAAATTATCAAGTTCTTTGGCAGCCTTATTATATCCTTTTACAAAATTATTTCTCACAGATGTAGATAATGATATTGTTATATCAATCATACCTTTTACTATTGCTGTAAGTCCAGTGATAAACCCGGTAAATCCTTTAAAGAAATCACTATCTAAAAATTCATTTATTTTATTAATAATTGTGGGTAAGGATTTAATCAGAAATCCGAGAGCAATGAGACCAAAAAATTCCATAATCTTATCAAAAATTCCCATCGCAGGTCTACTAACAGCACCTGCGATTGAAAGAAATCCAGATCCAATTCCAAGTCTTTTAGTTTCTAGTTTGGTTTCCTTTTTCTGCTGTTGATTTTTCTTTATAATATTGAGAGTAAGATTTTTCTTCTGCTTTTTTAATTTACTAAGAGTTTTATTTGATTTCATCAAATAACTCTTAATATTAGTTACGTTTAATTTTAGTTTTTGTACTTGAGTTTCCATATCTTATCAGTACAAGTAACTAATTCCATATAATTCTGGTGTCACATCCATATATGGATTAAGAATATTTATTGGTGATACAACATTAACTCGGTTTGCCTCAGATTGCATCTCTGGAATTTCTGGAAGTTTTGATGTTTGTGTTGGTAAAACCATTGGTATGAAATTCATTCCACCAGATTTAGCAGAATCCGGAACAAAATTAATATCTTTCAGAAGTGGTCTTAATGACATTGCGGAGTCAGTCCTAATAACTTCTTCTCCCGGCGCAAGCATCGCAGATACACTATCTACATTTTTTGATACTCCTCCACCACCACCAGTTCCACCACCAGTATTAAGAATCTTTCTTGCCTTTTCTTGCTCAATAAATGTATCAAACTGTTGTATGGCATCTCCAAAATCTTGAGCAAGTTCTTCTTGTCTAGAAACGACTACTAATAGTTTCTCAACCGCAAGAGAAAATGTTGCCCAAAGTCTTCCGGAATTATCATTAATATCTTTCAGAAGTGGTCTGAATAACATTGCGGAGTCAGTCTTAATAACTTCTTCTCCTGGCGCAAGCATCGCAGATACACTATCTACATTTTTTGATCCTCTTCCACCAACAGACCCACCTTGAGAAAATCCTAAGGAACAAGTGCTACATTTTTTCTTTTTCATAGGAATTTGTCCTATGGTTCCACCTTTTGCTGCCCCTGCCTGAGCCCCAGCAAGTCCTGTTGCCAAAGCCAGCAGAAAAGCGCCAGTAAGTATAACACCAGTAGCAATACTATTGTTTATTGAGTCGGCAAAACCTTGCCAATTAAATGGTTCTTTAAATGGTTGTTGTTGTGCTCCACCAGTTTGTGGAGTTTGTGGTGCGGTGACTAATCCAATACCTAAGGCACCAGCAACTGAAAGTTTATTATTTTTCAACCAATCCAAAATATTGGAAGTAGTTAATACAGTTACAGTAGCACCAGCAAAACATTTTGCAATCGCAGCACAATCAATACCACCAGATCCAGTTCCAGGAGGTTTATTTCTTCCAAACCATTTTGATATCCGATATAATGTATGTCCAAATCTTCCAAGTTTATATAATGCTCCAAATAACTTAATCCCAAGTAAAGTAAGTGTAATTTCTTTCCAATACTTTACAATGAAGTCAATAACTTCATTAAACTTTTTTCTATTCTCTTCTTTACTTAACCACTTAAATGCGGCACTCAAAAGAATACCACCCAAAACAAGACTAAAGAATTCTATTATTTTATCAAAGACACTTTTAAAAGGTGCCGTAACTTTATTAACTGCTCCACCAAGAGCGCTTGTTATTTTTTTAGATGACTCTAAAGACTTTTCTTTTTCTGCAAACTTTCTCTTTGATTCTGCCATTTTTATCTGACGAATCGTTTTCTTCTCTTCTGCGATTCTCATCGCAAAATCATAAGAAAGTTGTTTTTGTATCTCTACAAGAATATTATTCGTTTCTACAAGAGTCTGTTCAATGGGAGTTTTTTCTTTTCTTAAATATTTTGGATCTACATTAGGACCACTACGAATACCCCCATATCCCATTCCTTTCGGGACTTTTATTGTTTCCGCATTTTGAGAAAGTTTTAAACTTGTAGATGTTTCTTCTTTTTTTATTTTTGGTGCCGTAAAAAATTTTTCAACTATCTTTGGTTTTTCTTCTACAACATTAACAATCTTTTCGACTATCTTTGGTTTTTCTTCTACAACATTAACAATCTTTTCAACTATCTTTGGTTTTTCTTCTACGACATTTACAATTGCTTTGATTAGTTCAATATCTTTAGGTTTTGTATTAAAGGCTACCCTTGAAATATTACTAACATTTAACTTTGGTGCAGAACTACCGGCACCTCTACCGGCACCTCTACTAGTAAAAGAAGAGGAAGAGATTTTATTGCTTTTAATTGCTGGTGCCGTGAAAAGTTGGGAACTAAATTCCATTCTGTTGCTGCGCCTTTAGATTTTCTTCCTCAATATATTGTTCAAGTAAAGTGAGATAAATATCCTTCTCCCACGGAATCATATTTTCTAACTCTGTTAATGAATATTTATGATGCTGCATCAAGGCAAAATTAACCTTATAGTATGACTCAAGATTGGTATGAGCCATACTCAACTGAAAAAACTTGCCAGTCCCTCCAGAACAACTTCAGATTCAACTCCAGTATTTGGATTTTTTACATTAATCGTATGTGAAAGTTTCGGCATTGTGGTAAAGAAATTTTCAATCAACTTAAATTGCTTTGTATTCAATTGATCGAGAAACTCATCCAATTCTTTCTTTGAAAAATCTGATGCGTTCCAACTTTCCTCAGAATCATATACCATATCAATACATGAAGTAATGAGATTTAGGGACTTACTAACATCACTCACGTTATCATTAACCTCAAAATTATTTTCAATGAATTGATCCAAAGATGGATACTTAAGTTTCATAGAAAGATTGTCATCTAATTTAATAATATTTGTATGTTCTTTACTTTTTTGAACTTTAATTGAATCAATATCAATACTCATTTCAACAGTTGTTTCACCATCATCTGGACAAGTTACATTTACTTCTACGGTTTCACCAACAGACTTTGCCCGAATATTCAGAAACAAATACTCAATATCAAATGTAGAGAGATTTTTAATTTTAACTCCTCTGGTTAAAATACACTCTGTTAAAATATCAATGATTGCATTTGTAATCTGAGTCATATCTTCAGATTCCAAAGCCATAATTAAGATTTTTTCTTCCTTGACTAAAAATGGACGATATTTAATCTTCTTTTCAGTTGAAGGCAATTCCAACTCATAGGTTGGAGTACTAATCTTGGGTAAAGGCATTTTTAAAAAATACAACTCAGGTTTAGTTATTTATCCTAGTTGGGGAGAGATCTAAAAAAGAGGGTTGTCCCCAACAATAGGTGTTTAGGGGATATAAAAAGGATTGTCGTCGAGGATATTCAAGTTCAAGTTGTATTCTTGATCTGTGGTGTAGTACTCCTTTAGATTTAGATCTAGAAGATTTGCTGTTGGAAAAAAATATTCTGCAGAAGGATTATCCCAAATGCTACTATAAATTCTATTAGATTCTTCCTTTAGTTTTTCTCTTTTCATAACATACCGATCATAATTAAATGATACCGTAATTTTTAGTAATTCTGCCGGTCCATATGATACCGGAATAGATGTAAGTCCTTTTGGAAATGCATTAACAAACTTATAAGATAATTGCATTTTATAATCGTTTTCAAATTTAAGTATTTCCATATTCTGAACCTTATAATCTTCAGGATAATTAAATCTTCTATAAACACTTGTACTTAAACTAGTGGATGCTGCAGGTTCCGGATTTTCTTCTCCACCTCTGTTTCCACCAGCAATAAAATCCATCCATCCTTCAAAAAATTTCAACACTCTATAATCAGAATCAACATAAAAAGTCAAGTCCATATCGGCATAAAGACGGGTATGGGCAAATTCCTGTGGAACTCCCATAAAATCACCTTTGACTTCTCCTGTGGCAAAAGAAGTCACCGGAAGTGTTGCTTCAGCACAAAGAAATCCTAACCTATTAGTTACGAAACTAGAAATATCTTTTCCATCTTCTCCATAACTTTGCTCAAAATGTTGTTTTAACTTTGTTGATGATATAGGAATATTAACCAAATAATGATTACTGAGAGAAAGAGAGCCAATCTTTTCTCTCATTTTCTGCATCGTTATTTTTTGAACCAGAGAGTTACCCACTCTAAATACCTATACGACTACTTTATTATTAGTTATTTAGATGTCATATAAGGGAAAATACCAACCTTCATATCCAAAAAAATACAAGGGTGATCACACTAATATAGTATATCGTTCCTTATGGGAGCGCAAGTTTATGGTTTATTGTGATAAGAATGAAAATATTTTGGAGTGGGGAAGTGAGGAGATTGTAGTCCCCTATCGCTCACCAGTTGATAACAGATATCACAGATACTTCCCAGATTTTTATATCAAATATAAAGATAATAACGGGAAGATTAAAAAGTCAATTATTGAAATCAAACCATATAAGCAGTG